GGGGGCAGCATCGTCAACTTCGGCGCTGGCACGAAGGATGTCTTTATCAGCCTGCCTGCCAGCAGGACCGTTCAGTCTGTCAGCGGTGGCTCTACCGGCCTTACGCCGTCCACTGATTCGTTTGGGGCAGTAACCCTTGGGGGTACGCTGGCGATTGGCAGCGGTGGTACTGGGGCGACGACGGCTCCTAATGCTCTGACTGCCCTGGGCGCTGTCGCCAAGGCTGGCGACACGATGACCGGCGTTCTTGGCATTGTGACGGGAACCTCGATTGCCCCAGGTCTGACGTTCTCGGGCGACACCAACACGGGCATCTACTCTCCTGGCCCCGACACGATTGCCTTCACTGAGGGCGGCGTTGAGGCCCTTCGTATCAACAGCAACGCTCAGGTTGAGTTCAATCTAGGCTCTGTGTCCCTGCCGTCCATCACAGCGGCAGGGGACACAAACACGGGCATTTTTTTCCCTGCCGCCAACACGATTGCTTTCACTGAGGGTGGCGTTGAGTCTGCCCGTATCGACAGCAACGCCAACTTCATGATTGCTACGAGTACGGCTGTCTCTCGTCTTACGGTCAATGGCGATGTGGCTGGCACGTTCTTCGTGAACCCGACTACAGTGTCGGCCAACTATACGATCCCGACCAGCTATAACGCCATGACGACAGGGCCGATTTCCGTAAACAGCGGCGTGACCGTAACCGTGCCTTCGGGCAGCACATGGACGGTGATCTAAGATGCCCGTGCGCCTCAACTCCTCCGGTGGCGGCTCCGTCACAATGGACGTGCCTGCTGTCGGCACGACAACGACGCTGAACCTTCCGACTGTCGATGGCACGCTTATCGCGTCCGACAACAGCGGCAACGTCACCTACTCTGGCACGACGACCTTCTCGGGCAACGCCACCTTCAATGCTGGTCTGGTGCCGTCGAGCAGCTTTCTCCGGAACCGCATCATCAATGGTGCGATGTCCGTATCTCAACGGAATAGCACGTCTTCGGTGAACGTCAGTTCTGACAGCTACTCGCTTGATCGTTGGCTCAATCGCGTCTCGGGTGGTGGTGTTATTGCCAACCAGCAGTCTACGGCAGTTGTTCCGACCGGGTTTGCTTACTCAGCAGCCCTGACTGTACAGACCGCCGACGCCTCAATCGCTGCTGGCGATGTGTATGATTTTGAGCAGCGCATTGAAGGCTTCAACACCTCTGACTTGGGTTGGGGCACGGCATCGGCCCAGACTGTCACGCTGTCCTTCTGGGTGCGCTCGTCTGTTACCGGCACTTACGGTGTGGGCATTCAGAGCGCCGCGTACACCCGATCTTATGTCACGACATACACCGTAAACGTGGCGAACACTTGGGAGTTTAAGACGCTCACCATTCCGGGCGACACCAGCGGCACGCAGAATGTGGGCAATGGTCTGGGCGTTGGCGTCTGCTTTGATCTGGGTTCCGGCTCAAACAGCAACACAACGGCAGGAGCTTGGGGCGCTGGCGGCGGCTTTTTCCGCACGTCGGGCTGCGTCAACTGGATCGCTAACGCTGGCGCGACCTTCTACCTGACCGGCGTGCAGTTCGAGGTTGGCTCTGTAGCCACACCTTTTGAGCGCCGCCAGTATGGGCAGGAACTGATGCTGTGCCAGAGGTATTATGAACGTGGCTTTGTGTGGCGATTCATAACGACAGGAACCTCAAACCTAGATGCGACAACAGTTTATTGGAAGGTTCAGAAGCGTGCAGCCGCTACCACAACTGTTGCGTTATCGTCTTCATCTGCACTAGTTTCAGGGCCATTTCTCACGCCCGGCGGTGGAGGGCAGGGAGAATTTGCCGCCGAATACAGCTTTACGCTCAGTAGCAGTGGATTTTGCCATTCCTCCTGGACAGCTTCGTCGGAGCTTTGACAATGTACTCCAACGCCACCTATCACATAGACCTTTCCGGCAACCAATCAGCCATCCGCTGCGACATCAACGGCGTGACCAGCTTCGTGCCCCTAGATGAGGCGAATACCGACTACAAAAATATCATGGCCCTGGTAGCTGAAGGCAAGCTCGTCATCGCTCCTTCGGAGACCCCCTGATGCCCGTCATCATCAACGGAACTACCGGCATCTCTGGCACGGACGGCTCTGCCTCTATCCCTGCCGTGCAGGGCACCGACGCAAACACGGGGATGTTCTTCCCTGCGGCTGACACCATCGCCTTTGCCGAAGGCGGCACGGAGGTCATGCGCATCGACGCCAGCGGTAACGTCGGCATCGGCACGTCGTCGCCGACGCGACGGCTGACAGTCGGCGGCGCTTCACGCCTGGACGGCAATGTTGAGAGTGCGGCGTCGCCCTTCGTCTATTCCTGGCAAGGCGGCACATCTGGCCAAGTTCGCTCCGGGTTGCTGCTTGATGGCACCGGACAGACGCTTCAGTTTTACACCGGCAGCGACGAACGCGCCCGCATCACTGCTGCCGGGCTTTTTCAGTTCAACTCCGGCTACGGCTCCATCGCCACGGCTTTCGGCTGCCGGGCTTGGGTGAACTTCAACGGCTTCACGGCGGCGATTAGGGCCAGCGGCAACGTCAGCAGCGTTACATATAGCGGCACCGGAACCTACGACATCAACTTCAGCGTTGCCATGCCAGACGTAAACTATGCCGGGGTTGGATCAAACGGCACTGATCAACCGGCTGGCTTGCTTGAGGTTAGCAGTACCAACAAAAGCGTAAACACGCAGCGTGTGTATTCAAAGAACGCAACCAACAACAATCTGGTGGATCAGGGTTTGATCTCTGTCGCCATCTTCCGCTGAGAGGAGATAACCATGACCGATCAGCGCATCATCTACCCGACCGACGAAGGCGGCGTGGCCGTCGTTATCCCGGCCCCCGAGTGGCTGGCCCAGGAAGGCAACACGCTGGAGGCTCTTGCCGCCAAGGACGTGCCTGCGGGCAAGCCCTGGCGCATCGTCAGCGTCGCGGACATCCCGACCGACCGCACCTTCCGCGCAGCCTGGGAGTGGGCAGAATGATCACGATCAACGTGAACAAGGCCAAGCAGATCGCGCACGACATGCGCCGCCAGATGCGCGCTGCTGAGTTCGCGCCGCACGACGAAGCCATCGCCAAGCGCCTGCCCGGCACGGTCGAGGCTGAAGCCGAAGCGGCTCGCGCTGCCATCCGGGCCAAGTACGCTGTCATGCAAACCGAGATCGACGCGGCTTCCACACCCGACGAGATCAAGACCGCACTGGGGATGCCCGCATGAGTACGCTACAGGCGACCAACATCAAGTCTGCCGCCTCCGCGAGCAACAACATCGTCCTCGACGCTTCGGGCAACGCGACCTTCGCGGGCACTGCGGCGATGGCGAGCAGCTTCCTGCGGAACCGCATCATCAATGGCAATATGGCCATAAGACAGAGGGGTACTTCGTTCACGGCCACCGCCGGAACCGCGATCTACACTGCCGACAGGTGGCTTGTGTTCGCGACTGGGGCATCTTGTAGTGTAAGCACCCCATCCGACTTGGGTCTTGCTGGCTTCCCCACGGGCCTCCTTGCAACTGGCGCTACTGGCAACACAGTTTTGAACTTTGCCCAGCGCATTGAGAGCGTGAACATCCTTGATCTCGCCAACCAGACGGTGACGATCTCTGGCTGGCTGTTCTCCACCGCAACCGTGACGCCGACCCTTTCGCTGACAACGCCAAATGCGGTTGATAACTACAGCAGCGAGACGGCGGTCGGCAGCGTTCCGGCGCTTCCCTCCGTGCCTGCGAACACCTGGACCCGCTTTGCTGTTAGTGTGGCGCTTCCTGCTGCTGCTGCTAACGGCCTCCAAGTGGTCGTGGCTTGGGGCGCGACGGGAGCAGGCGTAAACCGCTACCTGACCGGCGTCCAGCTTGAAGTCGGCACCGTCGCCACGCCGTTTGAACGCAGGCAGTACGGGCAAGAGTTTGCGCTGTGTCAGAGGTATTTTGAAAGGAGCGATCAACTCTTTCAGACGGCGTCGAATGGTGGCCTTTCAAATAGCTACCCGACTGGGATTTATTATCAAGTCACCAAGAGAGCCCCGGCTACGGTAACCATATACTCAGGCGGAAGCCTACTTGGCACGGCTGGGTCAGCAACTTGGTATCCTACCGGCGTTGTTGGTGCCGTAAACCCCGAAACCAACAACACAACAGGATATATGTTTTCGAGGGTTGGCATAAATACCTACACTCTTGCTCTTTTCTCTTACACGGCAAGTGCGGAACTTTGATATGTACAGCAATGCACAATACACGAAAAGCTCTCTTAGCGGACAGTTGGACGGTATCCGCTGCGACATCAACGGCGTGACCAGCTTCGTGCCGCTCGATGAAGCCAATACGGACTATCAAAACCTGATGCAGCTTCAGAAGGAGGGCAAGATCGTGATTGCCCCTGCGGCTAGCTGATGATGCACCCGGACTTCAAAGTCCTGTTTGAGTACAGGGACGGGGTTCTGTATTGGAAAAACCCGAGAGCGCGCCGTTGTAAGAGTGGCGATGCGGCGGGTTCAGTCGATGCGGACGGCTATCTGGTTGTTGGGTTTACTGAGGGCCGATACCCGGTCCACAAGATAGTTTGGGCAATGCACCACGGCCAGCTTCCCGATCTTGTCGATCACATCAACGGAGATCGCCAAGACAACAGAATTGAAAACCTCCGGGCCGTTACAAAACGCGAGAACAACTTCAACAAGAGAGTTCGCTCAGATAACAGCACTGGCATCACCGGAGTTCGCTGGCACAGCCAACGCAAAAAGTGGAACGCCCGGATAAAGGTGGATGGAGTTGATCGGAGCCTTGGCATGTACAAGGAAATGCGTGATGCTGAGCGAGCCAGACTGGCTGCCGAGCTAAAATACTTTGGTGAGTACTCGCCAAACCACGCCGCGATCATGGCGCTGGTGGCGGCTGGTGATCTTACTATTGCTCCTGCCGATCCTGCTGAGGGATAAAGACGGGTGTTTGGCTTCTACCCATTCAGCGGCGCTTCGTTCAGTGGGCTAGCCAACGCCTTCTATGCCGAGAGTGTGTCTGACGCCATTGTCCTGACGGATGCTGCCAACAGCACCCTGTCGGGTGTTGCCGCCGCGTCGGATACCCTCGTTCTGTCTGATGTGACGAACGGCAGCCTCAGCATGCTGGCGAGCGCGTCCGACGCCATCGTCCTGACGGACTTTGCGGCCAAGGCTCCGGACTGGTTTGCTGCGGCGTCCGATACCCTGACCCTGACCGACTCTGCCGACATAAGCTATAATTTCCTGGGGGCAGCATCTGACACACTAACTCTTACGGATTCCGCCACAGGAGGCTTTGCCTTCCTGGAGAACGTGTCGGACTCCATCACCTTTGCAGAGACGGCGGTCGGCAACTTTGCCGCGTCGGCAAGCGCGTCCGACACCATCGTCCTGTCAGACGCCACGACCGGAATTATAAGCGCCGCTCTACAGGCCGCTGACGCCATAACCCTGACCGACAGTGCGGCAAATATCGCTGGCATGGTCGCGTCTGCGTCGGATACAATCACCCTCGTAGATGTTGGGGCAGGATACGGAGGGTGGGACCCGATACCGAATCCAAATCCAGGCTGGGCTCCGATAATTGGACCGGGGGTCATAAATGTCTGGGACCCCCTTTCTTCGGTTACGGCAACCTGGACCCCTATAGGAAACAGCTAGATGAGCATTAAAGACACCCTCCGAGTCGTGGATGAGGCCGCAGCCGGGCTGACTATGGGGCATTCTGCCCAGGACAGCATCGACGTGAAGGGCTCCTTCAAGGTGATCTGCCGAGCCGCTGACGGCTCCGTCCGCTGGGAAGATGACCTCTCGAACCTCGTTGTGACGGTCGGCAAGAACGACCTCTTCAACAAGTACTTCGGTGGCTCGGCCTACAACGCGGCGTTCTTCGTCGGTCTGAAGACCGCCGGTTCCATCAGCGCAGCCGACACGATGTCCTCGAAGTCGTGGACCGAGATTACGGTTTACTCGAACGGCACTCGCCCCGCCTACACGGCAGGAACTGCTGTGGCCGGTTCGACCGACAACACCGCGTCTCCCGCCGTCTTCAACATCAACGGCACCGCGACGGTTGGTGGTTGCTTTATTGTGACCGGCGCTGGTGCCAACACGATTGGGGGCACGACCGGCACGCTCTTCTCTGCGACGGACTTTGCGGTTGCTCGCAGCGTCCTGAGCGGCGACACGCTGACCGTCACCTACACGATCTCCTGCTGAGGGTAGGGTAGATGCCCAGTACATATTCGCCAGCCCTACGGCTTGAGCTTATCGGCAACGGTGAGCAGGCCGCGAACTGGGGCAACACAACGAATACCAACCTGGGCTCCCTGCTTGAGCAGGCGATCACTGGCGTCGGCAACATTGTTATGGCCGACGCCAACTACACGCTCATCAGCGGTAACGGCATTGCAGACGAGGCCCGTAATGCGGTGCTGGTTATCACTGGCACCCTGACAGCGACACGCAACGTCATCGTGCCGACGAGCAACAAGTTCTATGCCGTCCGGAATGCGACTACTGGCAGCCAGAGCATTGTGGTGAAGACCGCCGCTGGCACTGGGGTAACGCTCGCCAACGGCTTCACTCAGCTTATGTACTGCGACGGGACGAACGTTGTCCTGGCGTCCATTCCCATCAATGCGACTAACGGGAATGTCTCTGTCTCTGGTGCAGCAGCTATTGCTGGCAACACGACGATTGGCGGCAACCTTGCCGTCACGGGCACCATCACTGTCGCTGGCGGCGATATCATCCCTGCTGGCGTGATCTGGGAATACGGCGGCTCCACGGCCCCGACCGGCTGGCTCCTCTGCAATGGCGCTGCTGTGAGCCGCACGACCTATTCGGCGCTCTTTGCCATCATTGGCACGGCCTACGGCAACGGCGACGGCTCCACCACATTCAACGTTCCAGACCGGCGTGACCGCGTTGGTGTTGGGGCAGGATCAAGCTATTCTCGGGGTCAGACCGGCGGCGCCGTTACTGCCACCACCAGCACTGATGGCGCTCATAACCATACCGGCAACACTGGCGGCACGACACTCAGTACCGCACAGATTCCAAGCCACCAGCATACTGGTACGACCAACATAGCTGGGGCGCACACGCACCGCACTGGCGAGCCCAACAGCGGTGGTGGCAACTACTATGGCACCGCATCTGGGTTTGGCGGAAACATTAGCTCTCCTGCTGACCGTGATCGTCTGATTGGCGGCATTCTTGACGACCAAACTTACGTCACCAGCACGGACGGCAACCACAGCCATACCTTCCTTACGGACGGAACTGGTGGGGGCGGAAGCCACAACCACACCATCAGCACGGACGGGTCGCACACTCACACGGTCTCGACGCTTCAGCCCTACCTAGCCTCGAACTTCATCATCAAGACCTAACATGCCACTCACCAAGCTCCAGTTTGCACCGGGGGTCTTGCACGACGGGTCTCGGTACTCAACGTCCGGGGCTTGGTCTGACTCTGACAAGGTGCGCTTCCGCTCGAACTTCCCTGAGAAGATTGGAGGGTGGCAGCGCGCCACCTTGCAGGCGTTTATGGGCACGGCTCGCAACCTGTTCCCATTCTCTGATCTGACGGGCAGCTACTTCCTGGGGATCGGCACAAACCTCAAGTACTACATCGAACGCGGCGGCTCTCTCTACGACATCACACCCATCCGAGCGACGATCACGCAGAGCAACCCATTCTCCACCACGAGTGGTTCAACGACGGTCGTTGTGACGATCCCTAATCATGGGGCGTTCCAGAATGATTTCGTGACTTTCTCTGGGGCGAGTGCTGTCGGCGGTCTTACCCTGAATGGTGAGTTTCAGATTACCGATGTGCTGACATCGGCCACATTCACCATCACTGCCGCATCTGCTGCCTCATCCACAGCGACTGGCGGCGGCTCCGTCACGGCAGTCTTCCAGCTTAACACTGGCCTGGACACAACGCTGTACGCGAACGGCTGGGGCGCTGGAACCTGGGGCGGCGTTCTGCCTGGAACCAGCGCCACCTTCACCGGCTCCATCAGCGGCACGACAATGACCGTCACGTCGGTCGCATCTGGTACTCTAGCTGTTGGACAGTTAGTCACTGGAACCGGCGTGTCGGCCAGTCCTCCGGGCTCTTCTGCCACATACATAACTGGCGTGACTACGCCCTGGTCGGCGTCGCCGCCCACGAACGGCGTTTACACCGTCAGCGTGTCGCAGACTGTCTCGTCCACCACGATGTTTGCCTTCAGCGGTACTGGATGGGGCGCTGCGTCTAACACCCAGGTCGCTGGTACACGACTGAGGCTATGGTCCTCCGATAACTTCGGGCAGAACCTCGTCATCAATCCGCGTGACGCAGCGATCTATTACTGGGCAAACTCTGGAGGACTTGGCTCCAGAGCGGTGCTTCTGTCGTCCCTTGGCGGCGCGTCTGATGTCCCATCGGTTGCGCGACAGATCATTGTCTCCGATCTCGACCGCAAGGTGATCGCCTTTGGCTGTTCGGACATTGTGACCAACGTCCAGGATCGTCTTTTGATTCGTTGGTCTGATACGGAGAACCCTGCTGTTTGGACTCCACTGGAGACCAACTCTGCTGGCGGCATTCGCATTCCTACCGGCTCTGAGTTTGTGTCTGCCATCGAGACCAAGCAGGAGATTCTTGTTTGGACTGACGATGCGCTGCACTCCTTGCGCTATATTGGCGCTCCCTTTGAGTACTCGATTGCACGTATCGCCCTGACTTCCCTTCTTGCTCCCCAGGCCGTTGTGTCCGCAAACGACGTGACGTTCTGGATGGGGCAGAATGGATTCTTCCAGTACGACGGTCGCGCGATTGGCCTGCCTTGCTCGGTCAAGGATTTTGTCTTCAACGACATCAACCTAAACCAAGCCGAGAAGATCACGGCTGGCAGCAACATGGCGTTCAATGAGGTGTGGTGGTTCTACCCATCTGCCAACTCAAACGAGAACGACCGCTACGTTGTCTATAACTACAACGAGCGCGTTTGGAGCGTGGGTACAATTGTTCGCACGGCCTGGATTGATCGCAGCATTGAGGACTTTCCTCGTGCGGCCTCTGTCGATGGCTACGTCTATTTCCATGAGATTGGGCAGGATGATGGTTCGACCAATCCGCCGTCTCCGATTCTCGCATACATTGAAAGCTCTCCCATTGAGATTGGGCAGGGCGATCAGTTTGGCTTTGCTTGGCGCATGATCCCTGACTTGGACTTCAGGAACAGTTCTGCCCCTAACCCAACGGTGAACTTCATCTTGGAGACGCAGGACTTCTCTGGCTCCAACTTCAACCAGTTCGCCAACAACAACACGACCCTGACGGCAACGCTGCCTATCGCTCAGTTCACGGACCAGACCTACTTCCGTCTAAGGGGCCGCATGCTGACGCTGCGAGTGCAGAGTGAAGAGGTCGGCGTTGCTTGGCGCCTGGGCGTTCCGCGTGTCGATATCCGGACGGATGGCCGTCGATGATTGGCCGTACTCGCCTGCCCACTCCCACGATTGAGTATAACTACGAATGGGGCAATCAGCTTACGCGAGCGATTGACCAGAACCTTGATCGGACGTTCTTGGGATTCCCCAACTACGCTGAGGCAAGTGGGTTCTATGGGTCTTTCTTCGACACGACGACCCAGACTGCGGCGGCGATCAACACGCCATATGCGATGCAACTCAACACGACTGCTGAGTCTAATCAGGTTGCAGTCGTGAGTGGGTCTCGCATCACGTTCAAGAATCGTGGAACATATAACGTTCAGTTCTCGGCCCAGTTGGACCAGACTTCAGGCGCGAGCCACAACATCTACATATGGCTCAGGAAAAATGGAGTTGATGTGCCGAACTCTTCTTCCATTGTAGCTGTTCAGGGCACGACGGCTGAACTTGTGGCCGCTTGGAACTTCATCATTAGTGTTCTGGGCGGCGACTATGTTGAAATCATGTGGGCAGTCAGCAACACGAACGTACAGATCGTGGCTGCCCCGGCGAACGCTTTCTCGCCAGCGATTCCGTCTGTTATAGTTACCGTAGTGTCGGTTTAAGGACAGCCTCATGCGCGACGCAGCCCGGACTCTAGCCAGCTACGGACGGAACGGCGACGACATGCTGGTGCATGTCAGCCGCAAGGAGCTTGAGGGGATCCGAGCCCTGACGGGTCGGGACTTCACGCGCAATCCAGACACGGGCCTGCCGGA